CGCCAATTTTTAGAGATATATTTAATTGGATTGGAACAACGTGCCACACTGTTCAAACACTGGCCGTTATCAATATAAGCTATACAACACTCACACCATATTCCAAAACTGAGTTGTTGCTTAACGAGTTTAATAAAAAGAATGATATTGACCCATCCACCCACGAAGACATGGTATATGAAGCAATTGAGGATTACTCTCCTGAAAATGCAATCGTAGGTGACCTTGGAATAGAACTTGCTGAAGTTCTTGTGGAACACGATCTTGTCAATTTGAAAAAGAAAAGAGTACATCGTGGTAGGAGAAGAAATGTAGCTATTTCTCTTGCTCACCATTTGACAAGATTCACCGTGTGCGGAAAAGGCCATTTCACTCAATTGAGAGACATTGCGTGGAACTGGTTTGCTGATTGTAGTCCGAAAACACTGCCAGCACACAAAAATGTTATTCTTGCTCATGCATTGCAACTATTAATGAATGACACTTATGATTTTAGAATGCAGCAAGAATATATTGACTTTGTTGGAAAGTTGCCCAACTGAGCAAGCCCATATATAATGAAAGCACGACCGTGTAATCCTTGCACCGTCAGTGTTGACCAACTACAAGCGTATTTAGAGCAAACACGATTAGGTAGTATAAACATTTCATATATGGGCTTGAAGAAAGCAATCAAGGTTAAAGAATACTGCGTCATTGGGGGATTGCAACCCCACTGCGTTTATCAAGTTTTCGAGAACAATTACATAAATTGCTACAGATCACTAGTTGAGAGAGTATTTTCTGTGCCATGTGAACCCGGTCAAGGTTTGCTAGGTGACAAGTTGAATTTCACAGTTCCCCCTCAACCACGTGCTCGAGCATTCAAAGACGAACTCAAACACGAAAAACTCACCATACTTAACAATCTTCGCTCTTACTGTTGTGTCCTGGCCCCATCCTCTGTACAAGAATTTGTGGCTACGTGCGCACAGTCAAAGAGAAAGTTATATCGATTAGCTGCCTCTAAGATGAATGGTAGAAGAGCAGTTGCAAGAGATTTTTTGATAAAGATGTTTGTAAAAACAGAAAAGACCGAAAACTACAAGAAAGTTGACCCTGTGCCTAGAGCAGTTCAACCACGTAGCATCCAAGCTCATATTGAGATTGGTAGGTTCATTCGTCCGCTTGAACATGAAATATACAAAGCAATAGACAACATGTTCAATTCGCCAACCATTATGAAAGGGTTGAATGCTGATCAAGTCGGTGAAATAGTTCACAAGAAATGGAGCAAATTCAAGAATCCTTGCGCTATAGGGATTGATGCCGCTCGATTTGATCAAACAGTTAGTGTACAAGCTCTTAAATGGACTCACTCAATATACAAAGAATGTTATAAGGGAGAAGATCGTGAGTACCTAACTGAAATGCTGGGATTCCTAATTAATAATCAAGGAATTGCCTACACCACGGACGGTTACAGAATTAAATATTCTGTACGTGGTTGTAGGATGTCCGGGGATATGGACACAGCTCTAGGAAACTGCTTAATTATGGGTAGTGTTTGCCATTGGATTAAAAGAACCAGTCTTATTGACTGTGAGGTCCTAAACAATGGAGACGATTGTCAGTTGATATTTGAACGCGATAGCATACCTATAATTTCACAAACAATTCTTTTAGCAGGTGCCACTTTTGGGTTTAACTTAAAAGTGGAGGAACCAGTGTACTTAATAGAACATATAGATTTTTGCCAACAGAGACCAGTAGCAATAGGCAACACCTATAGAATGGTCAGAGATCCATATGTTGCCACCTGCAAAGACACTATTATGATAATGAAACCTAATAGCACAAAGAGTTTAGATTTGTGGAGAAACACAGTTTGTACCGGTGGTCTAGCACTAACCGACGGAATTCCTGTAATGCCTCAATTTTATAAAGCATTAGGTCGAGATTCAATTACAACCAAAGTGGCTCCCCACTTCGCTAAAGTCGACGAATCAGGATTCTGGAGGTTAGGAAAAGGAATGAAGTATCAAAATCGAGAGGTGGCCGATAACACAAGATTATCATTTTGGCGCGCTTTTGGTATTACGGTTGATCAACAGCTTGAAACAGAGATAAATTATGAAGAGTGTAGATTTAAGCCGATCGGGGCCCCATCGGAATCTAGATCCACTCAAGAATTCCCAACCTTCCCATTCCCAATCAAACATGCCAACTAGACGCACAAAACCAAACAAAAACAACAAGCAACCAAATCCACCCCAAAGGAAGCTTAAAAACAAAAGCATTAAAAGAAGCAATAAAAGAAGACCTCAAAAACAAATGCAACCACTTTTTCGTGAACTAACAACCAGAGAACACATAGCTAAAGCTGGAGGAAACATTGGCTCCTATCTTGGTGACAAGTTAAGGGGCATTTTAAGTATAGTTACTGGCAACGGTGATTACACTGTGTTGTCCAACACTTTGATGACAGACACACCATCTTTTGCAAACACTGGTGAAGTAAGGTTCACACAAAAGGAGTTTATTGCCGATATCAAAGGAAACACTTCATTTTTAAGCTTAATGCACGAGCCGATCACACCTTCAAATCCAAATCTATTTCCATGGTTAAGTGAGATCGCTCCAGCATTTGAAGAGTATGAAATCAGAGGACTGTTGTTTCATTACAAACCAACTAGCGGAACTGCAATCAATTCAAGTAGTGCAGCGCTAGGGTATGTTGTTATGTCAACACAATATAATCCATACTCTGATCCATACACAAATAAACAATCAATGGAAAACTATCAGTACACAACTAGCGGTGCTCCTTATGAGGCACAACTACACGCTGTTGAATGTGATCGATCTTTAACACAACAACCAATATTGTCCGTTCTACCTCCTTCCGGTATAACTGATTTGAGATTCACACAATTTTGGCTGTTCAACATAGCTGCGGGAGGATTTCCATCAAGTGGAACTATAGCAGGCGAATTGTGGGTCACATACGATATCATATTCTACAAGAAGGTACAGCGTAGCTTGTGTAGACAAAACCATTACACTCTTACTCCATCACAAATTAGTGGAACTACTCCTATGAGCGGTTTCAACGGTAACACAACAGCATTTACTCCAGATTTAGGTTCCACATTGGGTGGAACAATGACTGCTGACTACTTTGAGATGCCTGATAGTTTTTATGGAGTGTTAGCTTTCAATTACAATTACTTTTCACTTGCACCTGACACCGCTAATACATTGATCATGACTCCGTCAGGAAATGCAACCGCTTATAAGTTGCTTGACTATACCAATAAAAGTTACTTGAATGGCTTTTCAACCATATCTTACAACCACGTCGCTTATTTCTTATTTAATGGGGGCGGTAGAATAACATGGAGTGTTACAGCTGCATGGGTTGTTACATGTACAAGTGCTGATTTGATAGTCACTGAAATGTCTTTGGACAGAGATTAATTGCTTGTTAATCAATAAAACCAATAAAACAAAATAAAAATCATAAAAATAAAACAAAATAAAAATTCAAACCATTCACCAAGGGTTTTGAATTGTGACGGGCGGAACCGCTGAACTTTAAGGCTGG